CTTGCAAAGATTGACTTCTCTGCAATTTACGACGGTGTAGAGAATCTAGATGCAATGGGAGAAGCATACTGTACAACAGATGCCTGTGAAATCAAGATTCCAGACAAGAAGTAATTGGATGTTGAGATGCCCTGTCTTTAGTTAGGCAGGGCATTTTCTTATGTGGTAGAATAGTACATATGGCTACCAAAATAAATTCCTATGCTAACTTCGTGCTATCACAACAATCAATCGCAACATGGGCAATTGATGAAGATTTTACGACAACACCAATTGTAGATATATATTATTTATATGGAAACACAGCACCAATTGATGGAACTATGAGCGATGCTGTTCATTTGCTTGCACCATACAATCTAAAAGGCTATCCAGGCTATGTGAAAACATCGACAACCAAAGTAAACACAAAACCAGTTATTTATGGTTCGTTTAATTCAACTAAATTCCTTAACACAGACGATGGATTGATTTTCCCAGCATTTGGATTTTTAAATACACTAGGAACATATAGAAACCTAACCCTTGAGTTTTGGACTCAAATTAAAAAACCAATCAACAACACACTTACAAAGGTTGTTTCCTCATTTGCAGATTTAGTAAACACTAATGGACTTTATGTAAACAGTACATCATTTGTTCTTAAGTTTGGAAATAAAACTGGCAGCCATCACTTTAAGGACTTTAATAGACCACTATTGATTCACATAGTTTACTCTTCGGAAAATGTTTTATTGATGGTTAACGGAGAAGTCTTAATATCACTGGATATAGATAGTGACGATTTAGCATTGTTAGCAGAGCCATCCCTAGCAACAGCAGGGGATGCAAATTCAATGACTGACTACATCTCCTTTAATGATGGAATATATGATTGTATTTCAATATTCCCATATAGAGTTAGCATATCACAGGCACAAGTTAGATTTGCAAAAGCACATGCCGTAAATACAATTGAAAACACTATTGGTTCTGCTGCAGGAAATGTAGCGTCTGTAGATTTTTCTAGTTCTGGATTTTCTAATGAGTATAAGTTTCCAACAAATGCCCCCTGGAGCAGCGGTGTGTCAGACAATCTGACGATAGCAAAAAACTACATTGCTGTAAATAAATATGCTTTGCCAACACTTAATACCACTGGAACACAAACAATCTCAGACCTGAATGCAACAGGAAAGATAAATCTGAAACAGGCAGGGTGGCTAGTATCAAATTTCTCATTTGACTCTATGGAAATACTGGAAGAACCTATAAAGGCATTTTATCTTTATGGAAGATATAACACTACAAGACCAACATCAGAGGAAATTATATTTAAATTTGTAGACATAAATACAGCAAATTATTTCTCAATTTCTGTAAACTCTGGAACAATCTATTATAAGTTATCTTATAATGGAACATTGTCTACCTTAAAGACAGAAACTCCAGCAGACAACATACGCCTTATTACTGGAAGTCCAAATTACTACTATTTCAATGTTGGAATTGATATTGACAAATTTGCCAACAACTATGGTAGCAATGTTGCTAACTTCTTTAGCAATCAGTCTAGAATTGTTGTCTTTATTGCTGGAGATAGCAATTTGGCAAATGACGACACATCAGTAGCAGACATTCTTTCTATTAAATTTTTAACAGACGACAATCTTTCAAGAAGAACAAACCCTATATCTGGAGAAACAATAGTAAGGACAGATGGAGTGTTCTACTTCCCATCTGGAACTGAGACAAGTGGAACTATTTTAAATGGACTTCAAAACGTAATGGCTAGTTATGAAGTTACAATGTTTGACAATAAGATTGTCTCAAACTCTGGTGGGTCTTGGAAAAGCCATATTCCACTTAAGAACTTTTCTCAAACAGTTACAGATGTTTCTGGCAATGTTGGTTACGACTTTGATTTTCTTCAGTTTAATGTGGGTTATGATGCACCAGTATCAAGAACTTCATCTAATCTAAATACAGGAAGATATAGTGGTTTTGCAAACTCTTCACTTAACTTGCTTACAACAATGGTAAGAACATATATTACATTTGAGCCATTAAGCAATCCGTATCAACCAGACTCAACCTTCACCACTACTCAATCAATACCGTTAAACCTAACGATTAGCCCAGGAGCAGGAACTTCTTGGCAAACAACAAAGTATGAGGTTGCCGACGGTGTGATTGTTTATCCGCCAACAGACCCAGACTTATCACAACTCTGTATTGTTGTTCACACAGAATTTCAGGTAATTGATACATTGTCTAACTACCCAAAGATTCAGTATCTTGACCTTTTTTCGGTAGCCTATAATTATTATCAAAATGTTACCAATCCAATTACCACTAAATTTGGAGGAACAATAATTCCTTTTACATATACAGAGTCAACTCCGAATGTTATATCAAGTAGAACCTATAACTATGCTGGCAAGAATCCTTATATTATTAGCAAGAAACCAAGTCCACACCTTTATTTGAGTTCAAGTAGTGGAATTAGATTAGCCCCAGGTGCGGTATCTGGAATAACAAATCGTGGACTTAGATTTCCAATCAATCCACAAGCAACTTCAGACTATAAGTTGGGTGCTATACAGTTTGCTGCAAAATACGATACTCCATACAACACAGCAACATCAGCATATACTTTGCAGTCAAGCACAGAAAACGTATTTGATGTTGCCAGTTCTAACTTTAATTATAGATTTAGTCTTTCGACAGTATCTTCTAATTCAGAAGACGTTAGAATATCGGCAACTGACCTAAGTACTGGTCTTGTAAGTACCAACGTTATTTTCTACATCGACGGTATTGAGACAAACACATTTAACGTAAACACATGGGTAACCATTTCAGCAATGTTCCCAACAGCACTATCCCTGAATGGAATTACTGGTCAGTTTGACCTAACAGGATATTTAACAATAGATAATCTTATTCTCTATCAAATCAATGCAAACTTGGCAGCACTATCCTCTAGCAATACTTGGCAAAGATATGTTCCTGGTAAGTGGCAAGACCTTACAGGAATAACCTGGCAAGATGTTATATTGTCTGTGTTTAAGTCAAACACCTCAGACGCTTATAATTCCTATGTAGGAGTTACTAATTTGTCAAACAATGACCACGTTTTAACAAAACTTCAGGTTTTGGATTCATCATATCTATATTTTGCTGGAACTAACTCGTTTAATACTAAGCAATATTCTGTAGCAAACCCAGTACTTTCGACACTCACTGGTATGGAATAGTGCAAAATAGTAGATAATGTGGTATACTAGTGGTTATGAACATTGACACTACAAAAGACTTCGGGCAGGTTATGCCCAATCAGATTGGTAAAACAAAGGTATCAGTCGTTGAAGAACCATTTTCCAACTACGGAATCTATGTATGGCAGTTGCGTTCTGGCAAGTATTTCACAGACGACCACGGTAACGCACTAAGCATTGACTCAATGAAGGGTGACGAATCTCGTATTGCTCTGCTCCGTGCAGAAGCATCGTATAATGGTCAGCCAGATGGACAGGCAGTTTTCTTTCCTAATGTTCGCAAGGTATCGGATGAAGAATACAGCGAGCAGATTGACCGTATGCAGCAGGGATACATTCCTTCAGAAACAGACCTCGGTGCATTGATTGCAGCCAAGAAGACACAACTAGAATTTGGGAATGAGGAGTAATGAGTTACTACGAATACGCAAACACACCTGCTCGCCTAGACGAGGCTCAAGAGACAGTGAATGAGTTTGCTTCTCTAGACCCATTCAACAAATCATGGGATGAACTAAAGGGTCTTTCTGGTATGCAGACCAACTTTAAGCGTAGAAGTTCCAGAATGTCTAAGGCAATTGGCGACGATGCTTATCTAGAGTCTGCTGGTGCAATTCAGATGGGTACAGGTGGTGCTCGCTCAAATGCCATCAATCCTGGAATAGTCTTCCGTAACGCATACTCACTCTTTGACGTAATTACCCCACCATACAATCTTTACGAACTTGCAAACTACTACGACACCTCATTTGCCAACCACGCCGCTATTGATGCAAAAGTTGAAAACACAGTTGGTCTTGGTTATGATTTTATTGTTTCAGACAAGACAAATCTAAAACTAGAGGCTGCTTCGGCAGAACAGATGTCTCGTGCTAGAAAGAGAATTGAAAGACTTAAGGTACAACTTAGAGACTGGATAGAAGGACTCAACCAAGACGAATCGTTCTCCTCAGTTCTTGAGAAGGTATTTACTGACGTACACGCAATGGGTAATGGCTACATTGAAGTAGGAAGAACAACCACTGGAGAGATTGGCTACATTGGTCACATCCCTGCATCAACAATGCGTGTTCGTAGACTGCGTGATGGATACGTTCAAATCATTTCAAACAAGGTTGTTTATTTCCGTAACTTTGGTGCAAAGAACATTAACTACATTACCGAAGACCCACGACCAAACGAGATTATCCACATTAAGGAATACTCTCCACTAAACACTTTCTATGGTGTGCCAGACATTATGGCTGCTATGCCATCTCTATTGGGAGACATGCTTGCATCCCAGTACAACATCGATTACTTCAACAACAAGGCAGTGCCACGTTACATTGTAACTCTTAAGGGTGCACAACTTACACAAGAGGCAGAGGACAAGTTGTTCCGTTTCCTGCAGACTGGTCTAAAGGGTCAGTCACACAGAACTCTTTACATTCCATTGCCAGGAGACTCAGACAGCAACAAAGTTGAGTTCAAGATGGAGCCAATTGAAAACGGTATTCAGGAAGGCTCGTTTAGCCAGTACCGTAACCAGAACCGTGACGACATTCTTGTTGCTCACCAAGTTCCACTTTCAAAACTTGGAGGTAGCAGTTCATCGTCAATTGCTGACTCACTAGCACAGGACAGAACATTTAAAGAGCAGGTTGCAAGACCAGCACAGCGTAACCTTGAAAAGATTCTTAACAAGATTATCCGTGAGAAGACAGATGTTCTAGAACTTAAGTTCAACGAACTAACACTTACAGACGAACTTGCTCAGTCACAGATTATTACTAACTACGTTAAGAACCAGATTATGGCTCCTAACGAGGCTCGTGACATTCTTAACCTTGCAGAGCGTCCAGATGGAGATGCAATGGTTCAGCCTACGGCTCGTCAAGCAGCAGACTCTAATGCAAACAACGCAGGTAACAGAGACCGTGATGCTGAAAGACAACAGGCTCAGGCTGATACTCCTGCAACCACCGCTGGAAGAAATCCTAAAGGCGAAGGGAGACGCTCCTCTTAAAAAAGTGTTATAATAACATTTGTATAACACTTCAGTAAAAGGGGGCTATAATTAGTCTATGAGTATTCAAAAGGCACACTTCGACGTTGACGGAAATAATCTCCGTATTTCAATGCCACTAACAAAGGTGGACGCAGAACGCAGAATCGTTTCTGGTTTTGCCACCCTCGACAACCTTGACCGCCAGAATGACATTGTTACTCCAGAGGCTTCTCTAGAAGCATTCTCTAAGTTCCGTGGCAACATCCGTGAAATGCACCAGCCAAAGGCTGTTGGCAAGATGGTTGCTTTCAAAGAAGACAAGTATTTTGACCCAGAAGAAAAGAAGTTCTATCAGGGCATTTATGTATCAGCATACGTTTCAAAGGGTGCTCAGGATGCATGGGAAAAGGTTCTAGATGGAACATACACAGGATTTTCTATTGGCGGTAAAATGAACAAGTGGGACGATGCCTACGACGAAAAGATGGATGCAAGTATCCGTATTATTAAAGACTACACCCTAGTTGAGTTGTCACTTGTTGACAGCCCAGCAAACCAGTTTGCCAATATCATCTCTGTAGAGAAGGTTGATGGCGTAGACACCATCGTTGGCGAGGGTACAGAAACAGTTCTAGAAAATGTATTCTGGGACAAAGAATCAGGATTGGTAACAATCTCAGAAGAAGAAGCAGCAACTAGCCCAGTTACTGGTGCAAGTATGCAGAACATAGGTTTTGTTGAGAAGTCAGATACTGACAAGATTGACATGATAAAGTTCTTAGTAGATAGTGCTAAAGGCATTAATACTTCTAAGACTATTAAAAAGGAGAATGATAACATGACTGAAAACGAAAACGTTGAATCAGTAGATGTCGCTCCAGAGGCAGAAGTTGTTGACGCTCCTGCTACAGAAGAAGTTGTTGAAGAGGCTCCAGTAGCCGAGCCAGCACATGTAGAAGAAGTTGTAGAAGATGTTCCTGGTTCAGAGGAAGAAATTGCTAAGGCAGTTTCAGAACTAGGCTCAACAGTTGCGACAGCCTTTAGCGACATTACAGCAATCATTAAGTCACTAGCAGATGCAAATGCATCACTAGTTGCCGATGTTGCTGAACTAAAGAAGTCTCTCGGTTATGTAACCACACAGGTTGCAGATGCAGAGTCAGACTTTAACAATCTTGGAAAGCGTATTGACGCAGTAGAAGCAGACACCGCTTTCCGTAAGTCTAAAATCAGTATGGGGCGGAAGTTTCCTCACAACATCCGATTTACTAAAATAAATTCACTAGGAGGTGAAAAATAAAATGTCAGAAGAAATTATCAAAAATATGCCTTCAGGTGCGTCTCCAGTTTCTGGATACCCTAACGCTGAAGGTGCTTTCGGTACAGCAGCTAGCGTTTCGTCAGGTACAGGTGCTTTTTCCGAGCACGGTACTTTTCTGGGCAACAGCCCAACCGCTAACTTTGGTGTAACCACTGGTGCAAATGGTGTAAACCCATCTGCCTCTGCAAGTCCAGCTTATCCAAACACTGGTGCTACCTTCTCTAAGGTAGAACTAACAACCAAGAAGATTCGTCTAGACTGGGAAGTTTCTGCAGAGTCACTTGAAGATAACATCGAAGGTGCTGCTCTAGAGGACCACCTAGTGCGTCTAATGACTAATGCTTTCGGTAACGACATCGAAGACCTAGCCATCAACGGCGACGGTTCGACAGGCTCGTTCCTAAGCATTATGAACGGATTCATTAACTTGGAAAAGACCAACCCTAACGTTGGTTCTGGTTCAAACCTTGGAAGTGCACACGAAGTAATCAACACAACTCTAGTTGGGTCGAACGCTGCGTTCACTGATTGGACAACTGAAAGAATGCAAGCACTTATCTTGGCTATGCCTCGTAGATACCGTGCTATCACTAACGGACTAAAGTTCTATGCTGGTACAGACACATTTGCCAACATTGTTAAGAACAATGGTACAGTTATTGCTAACATTGGTTCTACCGAAGGTTCTCGTGGAGAGTTCCTAGGTGGTGCAAACCAGACTTTCGGTGAAGCACGTCAGACTCGTGTACTAGGTGTACCTGTTCTTGAAGTTCCTTACTACCCTGCAGGATTCGTTGACCTAACGTTCCCACAGAACCGTATTTGGGGCTTCCAGAGAGATATCACTGTGAACCGTTTCTATGTACCAAAGAAGGACACTGTAGAATACACAGTATTCGTTCGCTTTGGAATTGCATGGGAAGAACTGGATGCAGTAGCATTCGCAGACACAACTACAGACTAATCTCTGTTTAGTGTTACCCTTTGATTGGGGGTAGGGATTAATTTCTCTACCCCCTTTCTATATTTATCTGGTATAATTAAATTAAATCTAAGGAGGATTTATCATGGCTGAAGTAAAAAAGACACCTACCCCAAAGCCTGTTGTTGAAGATGCAGTTGTAGAAGCACCTGTAGAAGAAGTGGCAGAAGCAGTTGAGGAAAAGGTTATCGTAGCACCAGAACCAACAAAAGACGTTCCTACATTGGGATTCAATGCAGATGGCGTAATCGGTTCAACAACTACAGATGCTGGAAAAGCAAAGGTAGAAAAGAAAGAAGTTGTACAAGAATCAACAACCACTAAGGTTGCACTATTCTCAACACGCAACGTATACGCAGATGGCTTTGGAAAAATTAATGTTGGCTACAACATTGTTCCAAAGAAGTATGTAGACTTCTGGACAGCACAGCGAGGCATTCGTGTATGTACCCCAGAAGAAGTAGCGGAGGCATTTGCCTAAATGGAAGTTTTGAGGGTTCCACCATATCCAATTACAACTAAGTGGGATGTGCCAGCGGCTAACACTGCATATTCTGTTTATGTACAGGATTTGGTGGACCACTCATCCGAAACATCCACGCTTACATCAGATGCAAACAAGCAAATCTCATATGTATTGCCACGCTCAAAAGTACAATACGACCGTGACTTTTTGTTTCAAGTAAAGGATTCTACTGGGGAAATTGTTGTAGACGAAAACCTAACAATCTATAGACCATATATTAATCCAAATAGTTTAGCAACTACTGCACAAGAAATTGCGGAATACAAAAACTGGGAAATCATCGCTAGGTCTATCATGGATAACTACCTTGACAAAAGCGATTTCTACAACCACAAACTTGTTATTGTAAAAGAAGGACAGGGAGGAGACTACTTCCCAATCTGGCACAATGTCAATAAAGTCCTAAAGGTATACGAGAACAACGTTCTTATTTTTAATGGCGAAGATGTTGCCATCACTCTTGCAACACAGACCCCAACAATATCATCTGGAACTGTAACGTTAACAACGGCTACTGCACATGGTTTTGAGGTTGGCGACGTAGTTACAATTTCTGCAGTTGTCCCAACAGGATACCGTGGAACATTTTCTGTCACGGCAGTTCCAACAACCACATCTTTTAGTTTTGCAAACTCAACCACAGGCAATATCTCTACTGCTGGAACAGTTCTTAGAACCTGGGAATACGAATACAAGACCTTGCTAGACAATTCTGCTATTGCTAGAGTAGAGGCAAATGGAGTGTACAATAGGAACGAATCTACCCCACTAAGGCTCCCATCAGGCTCTGGTGACCTAGCAGTACATGCTGGGCAAAGGACTGGCTATGTGGCATTTGCAGAAGGAAGCGACTTTACTTTTATCTTAGATGCAGGATACAAGACAATTCCAGCAGATGTAGAAAAGGCTGCAAGAATTTTGGTAGAAGAGTTGAAGTGCGGAAGCAACGACTATTACAAAAGATTTGTAACCCAATACAAAACAGACCAATTTGACATTAAGTTTGCCCCACAATTTTTGGAGGGAACTGGCAACATGCTCGTTGATAAGATTCTTAACAACTATAAGGGCAGTACATTCAAGCCAGCGATACTATAATGATATGCGAAACCACAGACTTTGCTTACCCACTACTTGCTGATATCTACTATCCAATAGTTGAGACTGGTGCTTATGGTAACTTAAAGAAGCAGTGGGTCCTAGATAAGACAGTTGCCTGTTTCTTTAACGTCGGTGGCAGCAAGTTCAAAGAAGATGTTGGAACAGAAGCAAACATTATTATTGATACTGCTCTTATTGGTAGGCTTAGAAACAATCCAGCAATATCAAGTACTGATACTCTGTACTCTACTACAAACATTATTGTTACCAATATTCGTGGCAACGATGGCATACTAATTCATAGCGAAACTTCAGGACCACGTTCTGGCAATGCTACATTATTTGAAATTGCCACACTTGTCCCAATTGTTGGTCCATTTGGAAAAACGGAATACTATAAAGTTATACTTAGACGCTCAGAGAATCAGGCTGTTGACCTATGACACTAAAAGTAGACCTAGACACTAAGAGTTTTGTTAATAGTTTAAATAACCTAACCCAATACTCTATTGGTTTTTTGAACGGTGTTGAGGCAGCCTCTCCAATAATTATGGATAATCTTGGTAAAGAAGTCATAGAATCGCTAAAAGACTTTATAGATACAAACGCAAGGGTGAGTCCAGAAACACTTCATCACGTCTATGAATGGTATCAGACTGGTTCTCCAGAAGCAAGACTGTTTGACATTGATTATCTTGTTGTTGGCAAGAGTGGTCTTTCCTTTAATTACACATTTTCCCAATCATCTTCATATTCTAAAAATTCTACTGTTCCTTTCTATGATAAGGCAGAGATTATGGAAAGAGGAACGCCAGTCACAATTAGACCAAAACAGGCTTCGGTACTTTCTTTTAATGTTGACGGAGAGCAGATATTTACAAAGAAACCAGTTGTAGTTGAAAACCCAGGAGGCTCAAACGTTGAGGGGGGATTTGAAAGAACAATTAAAACATTCTTTGACAGTTACTTTACCCAAGCATTCTTAATGACAAGTGGAGTACTATCGCATCTAAATGACCCAAGAGTGTACAAGGATAATGTGCTTGCAGGGTCAAAACAGGGTAAAGCACTAGGATTTAAAGTTGGCTACCAATGGGCAACGAAAGGTGGTAGAATAGACTAATGAGCAGAACATCTATTCTTAACACACCAGTACTTTGGGTAAACGCCTACCTACAGGAAAAACTTGAAGGGCTTGGATTTGAGACAGTCCCATTCTTTCCTACCACGCCGTCAACTATAAATGACGTTACCGAGTTCTTCCCAGCAGGTGGGGTAATGTGTACATACGACCGACTTATGCGTATGCGTAAAAGCCCATTCCCACATATCAAGTGTGAGCAATTGCTTTACTACTTCTATGCCACCGCAGAAAACTCAATCATCAACATGATTAAAATCACTGAAAAGGTTAATAGACTTATGGACCGTGAAGACGAGACAGCAGAAGAACTAAATGCTTGGTGCAAACAAAAGGGTTCGATTGTTGTCGAAGGGGAAACTATCGAGCCAAACTTTAACTTCTTTGGTTTCAAGGTGTTTATGCTTCAGGAGACCAGAGATATCGTCAACTTCGGTACAGCCAGAACCTACGGTGGTAACAAGATTATCATCTATTACGACTATACAATGATAGAACAAGACTAATACTAAAAGCATGGTATACTAATACAGAGGAAACACCGTTCACAAAATTCATAAATGAAAGATGGTGAAAAAATATGGCTTATACAAGAGGCTCAAATGCTAACATTATCGTTGGTGCTGCTGCTCTTTTCGTAACTAAGGACACAGCAACGCTGACTTCAGCAACTGTTCCTAACTTCATTGATGGAGAATCTTACAAAGAGACACTAGCCCTTCGTGAAACTACAAACTTCCGTAACGTTGGTTACACCAACAACGGTCTAGAAATCGCATTCGCTCCAGACTTTGGTGAGGTAATGGTAGACCAACTACTAGACACCGCTAAAATCTTCAAGCAGGGAATGAAAGTTACCCTAAAGACTACTCTTGCTGAAGCGACCCTGGAGAACCTTCTCCTAGCAATCGCTGGCAAGACTTCAGACTTTGGTGTACTTAACCTGGGAACATCTACAGAAGCAACTCGTCTTCTAACTCTAGGTGCTGCACAGACAGGTACTGTTGCATCATCTGCTGTTCTAACATCAGGTGGTACAGACGTTAACACATTCCTAAATATTACTTCAGGCGACTTGGGTGACTACCCAATCGAACGTGGTATTATTGCTGTTGGTCCTGGACTTGGTAACCTATCTGGTACAACTCCAGATACAACCAGCAACCAGGCAGAGCGTGTTTACGTTGCATACCGTGCTGTGTCAATCGACTCAGTAACAGTATCCGCAAAGCGTGATGCAGCAACATCCTTCGAAGTATCGTTCCGTCTGCTTCCAGACAACAACGGTGCTTATGGTAAGATTGTTGACCGCAGTTACTAAAATTAAATAGTGTTGAGACTGCCCTGGGTTTACTCCTGGGGCAGTTTCTTTTTTGGTATACTTATAGAATGCCTACAAAAATATACACTATAGATGAAGTTGAGTTAGTTGACGGAACAGTTATAGAAGTCTCACCATTAAAAATCAAGTACATGAGACAGTTCATGGACGTATTCGATACTATCAAGGAGGCAAAGACAGACGAAGAGTCTATTGCCATCCTCTCTGAATGCGTAAGAATTGCAATGAAACAATACCACCCAGTAATTAAAACAATTGAGGACTTGGAAGACTCTGTAGACTTGCCAACAATATACAAGATTATCGATGTTTGTGCTGGTGTTAAAATTAAGAAAAGCGAAGATACCAACGAGCCTATGCCACAAACTGCAAAATCTAAAAGCGAGAATAGTTGGGACAATCTTGATTTAGTTAAACTTGAATCAGAACTATTCTTGTTAGGAATCTGGAAGAACTATGATGAATTAGAGAGTAATATATCTATGCCAGAAATGATGGCTATTCTTGAATCAAGAAGAGAATTGGACTACAACGAAAAAAAGTTCCTTGCTGCTATGCAAGGCGTAGACCTAGATGAAGCAAGTGGAACTAAGAACGAAGACCCTTGGGAAGCCATGAAAGCCAGGGTAGCGTCACAAGTATCTGGTATTGGTAACGGAGACCCTAATGATATTACATCTCTACAAGGACAGAAGGCACAGCAATATGGCTTTGGTATTGGCATGGGTCTTGAGTACGAAGTTGTTTCAAAATAGCATTCTTTATGTTATAATTGACTAGAAACCATAAGGAGGATTCATGTCTACAACTATCAATGAAACTAAAACTGTAGAACTACTAGACGGTACAAAGATTTCTGTCCGTCCACTAAAAATCTCACTTCTTCGCCCTTTTATGACAAAGTTTGAGGGTATCGCAGAAGTAGCAGACAACAATGAGAAGTCAATGACTCTTCTCATGGAGTGTGTGCAGATTGCTATGAAGCAGTATGCTCCAGAACAAGCAACAGACCTGAAGGCACTGGAAGAACTTCTAGACCTTCCTACCGTATACAAGATTGTCGAAGAGGCATCTGGTATCAAACTTAGCGAAGCCTCGCTAATGGGTGGTCTAATTAACGGCTAATAAAGTCGGTGTGGTTGAATGGCTGATATTGAATCCAATGTAAAAGTAAATATAGATACGTCAGATGCTCTGGCGCAACTAAAACTTTTGCAACAGCAAATATCAGCCTTTCAGCAAGCCATGCGAAAAGCAGGTGCAGACAATGCACTGGCTGCAAGACAGATGCAGCAAAATCTTGTAAACTCAGTTAACGCAACTGGCAAGTTTCAAGCAAACATTCAAACAATCCAAACAAGTGCAGAACGTTTCACAGGAGCACTTGAAAAGAACAAACTCACAATGGGTGAGTACTTCCGCTATGCTGGTGGAGCATCAAAATCTTTTGGTAAACTATTCAAATCTGAATTTGAAACAATTAACCAAGTTGCTCGTGAACGAGTAAAAGACCTACAGACTCAATACATTAAATTAGGTCGTGATGCTAATGGTGCAATGAAAGCCATTGCCGTGCGACCGCTTGCCCTTGACATGGAAAATTTGGGTACAAAAACCCAGATGGCTGCACAACGTCAGCAACTATTTAATCAACTAATGACACAGGGTTCTACAAACCTACTAAACTTTGGTAAAAATACTCAGTGGGCTGGTCGCCAACTTATGGTTGGTTTTACAGTACCACTTACCCTAATGGGTTCTGCTGCTGCCAAAGCCTACATGGAAATTGAAAAGGCTTCTATTTCCTTTAGACGTGTATACGGAGACATTAACACAACGTCAGACGAAACAGAAAAGATGGTTGGCAATGTTCGTAAACTTGCAAGTGAATTTACAAAATATGGTGTTGCCATTTCAGATACTATGGACATGGCAGCCAAGGCTGCTGCAATGGGTAAGACTGGAGCAGACCTTCTTGCTCAAATTTCTGAAGCAAGCAGACTTGCTGTATTGGGTCAGGTAGACCAGAGCCAAGCACTTGAAACAACAATATCACTAACTAACGCATTTGGTATTGCTACCGAAGACCTTTCTGGAAAGATTAACTTCCTAAACGCAGTAGAAAACCAAACCGTAACTTCCATCGAAGACCTTACAATTGCTATTCCAAAAGCAGCACCAGTTATTCAGCAACTCGGTGGAGACGTAGAAGACCTTACATTCTTCCTGACAGCAATGAAGGAAGGTGGCATTAATGCATCTGAAGGTGCTAACGCACTTAAGTCTGGTCTTGCGTCCCTAATCAACCCAAGCAAAAAAGCATCAGAGTTTATGTCTAGTTTTGGAATTAGCATCAAGGGTATTGTAGAGGCTAACAAGGGGGACGTTAAGGGAACTGTTATTGAAATGGGTAAGGCTTTGGACACCCTTGACCCACTTAACCGTGCTCGTGCCATTGAGCAAATGTTTGGAAAGTTTCAGTTCTCTCGTATTTCAACACTATTTCAGAACGTAATTAAAGAGGGCAGCCAGGCTAGTACTGTTGCAGGACTTGCAAAACAAACAACAGAAGAATTGGCAGTTCTTTCAGAACGAGAATTAAGCAAGATTTCAGACTCCCCAATGTTCAAGTTTCAAAAGTCTATCCAAGACATGCAAGCAAAACTTGCTCCAGTCGGAGAAGCATTTCTAAAGGCTGTAACACCAATTATTGAATTTGTTACCAAAATACTTGATGGTTTTAATAACCTAAGTGAAGGAACAAAATCTTTCATTACTATTCTAGTTACTGCTGTGGCTGGTATTGGTCCATTGCTGCTAATGACATTTGGTCTAATTGCCAACGGTGTTGCAAACATTATGAAACTTTTTACAAACATGAAGGGCTTCATAAACAAGACCACAAAGCCTTCTGACATCCTTGGTGAACAAACAGGATATATGACAAGTGAACAACTTAAGGGTGCAGCAATTGCAGCATCGCTTGACCAGGCTCACGCAAAACTTCGTCAAACATTTACTTCTGAAGCAGGTGCTGTAAATGAATTGACTGCTGCATACAGAAATGCTATCCAAGCCCAGCAAGCATTCTCTGGTGTTCCAAACGTTCCTGTGGGCAACCCGAATGCAATGACACCAAAGAAGTACGCTAATGGTGTGTCTATGGTTCCTGGTCCAGCAGGTGCAGGAGATATTGTTCCAGCACTACTATCTCCAGGTGAAGCAGTTATCCCTGCTAAGAATGCAAAGAAGTATGCCCCTGTAATTGCTGGTATGGTTAGAGGAAACCTTCCTGGATTTGAAAATGGTACTACTGGTGCTGGTATGCGTCAGAGTGTTTATGGACCACTCACACAAAAGCAAACAGAAGGACTCGGTAGAACAGGTCTACAACTAAAGGAAATTAGCGACGAGGTAAAGGCTGGTCCTTACGCAAACGTCCCACCTACTGATTTTGGTACCCAGATTTCTCCAACTACTGGACACTCATTCCCAGCATTTAGCGTTGGAGGTATCTACGAAAAGCCAGACGGAACAAGGGTATTTGTTAAGCCACAGATGGACCTTACGTCTGCACTAGCAGAAGTCCGTGGAACAACCATTGCTCGTGACGCTCACAGTCTTGTAGCACCGAAGCAAGAGATTCGTGTAATGATGGACCCAACTGACCCAGAGAATCAGCGTAAGTTTATTGTTCTTGAGTCAGCACTTGATTCTAGAATTGCAGATATTCCAAACACATTCACACAAGACCAATACTTTACACAACTTGTTGCCTCACTTCTTCGTGGAGATAAAGACCTTGGTGTTGGAAACCTTGGCGGCAACGTACTTGCTGACGTAGGAACTGCTGGTGTATTTGGAAGAGCATCTGGTAAACGTGCTCTCGGTAGTGCTATTAACTCTATGGAAGAACAAGCCATCATCAACCTGCTTGGTGTAAAGGGTGGTGCTAAGAGATTCTTTGCTGAAGCAACATCTGAAATGGTTTCAAAGATGACACCTGCAGAATACGATGCAACCATGAAGGCTGAAATTCAAAAAGTAATTCCAAAACTTGATGCTACAATTGCTGGCTTTGGTCCAATGTCACCAGAAGAAACAGTTGCCTATCAGGCAATGCAACAAAGACTTCGTGGAGGTTTGAGTGTTGACTGGGCTAAGTATCAGGTTATGCACTCTGCAGTTCCACCAAAGAAGTTTGAGGATGGTGGCTTTGCAGGTCTAACTCAAGCATCACACACACAAAGAGAACTTGACAAAAATGACCCTGCGGTTAGAGCACAGATTGAAGCAATTTACCCAGGACTAAAAGATGAACACCTGCAGTATATTACAGTTCTTGGAAACCTGACAGCAGACCTTCCAACCTGGGTCAATCAAAGACTAATTCCTGGCAAGGGTGGAATTGTTCCTCCTATTTTCCAAAAAGTTTGGAACTCAATTCAGGGCAAGTTTAATTCAAGTGCTAAGGCTGCTGGAGTTCCAGGTAGACTAAATAATACGCTTGCTCAAATTGAAGATACAATTGGTAGCACAACAGTTAGAGTGGCTGCTGGTAAAAATGTAATTGACCCAATCTTGGCAGATGGAACAAGAGAAGCACTTTTCTCTTCTGTTGCAATGGGCGGAGATTCCGCCGAAGTAGCAAACAGACTTCTTGAGCGTTCAAATACCGTAGGCAGTATCCGTGCAGATTTGGGTAAAAATGCAGATGGAAAACTTAGACATCTTCTTGCATCTGGAATTGCAGAATTTGCACCAAATGGAAAAGACGTTGTTTTTGCTGGAACAAAAATAAAAATTGGAAGATTCGCATTAGCAAGTTCTAGCAGTAAACCAGAAAAAAGAGCACAGCAAGAATCGTCAAGAGCATCTTGGATTGCTTCTGGAGCAGCACCAGCAGCACTGCCAGAAGACCTTAAACTTCGTGGCTCGTCTATCCCACCAGGCTCGTTTAGACGCTCACTAACTGGTATTTCAAGTTACGACGAATTGCTTGCTAGTATTACTTCAGTATCAGACCAAAACGTTTTTGACGAGAAGGCTTTTATGTCTGCTCAAAAGTTTGCAGAAGGAACTGACAACGTCGGCGGCAAACGAAGCGTCAAACCAAAAGCCTCAGTATTTGATATTGACGACACCCTTCTTGACCTATCGTCATTCATGGCACAGCACCAAGCAGAAAACGAAAAACTTCCAGAAGACCAAAAAAAGAAGTGGTACAAGGAAGTTGCTAAAGACCCGAAGGGAATTCCAGCAGGTCTTGCTGCACTAAAGGCTGCTCAGGCTCGTGGCAACAAGATTCTACTTATGACCGCTCGCCCAGACTTCTACGAGCCATACACTATTGAGACCCTACAAAAACTTGGCATTGATATGAACGGCATCAAGGTCATTGCTAGAAGAGATAAAGACTATCGCAAACCAGAACAGATGAAGTATGACAAAACATCTGCTTACATGAAGTACTACGACATTGAAGAATTCTATGACGACATGGCTAAGACTCGTGGTGCTATTAGTCTTCTTGGTATTCCTACTTACAATCCACTTAAACTAAATATGGGTGGAACAATTCCTGGATACGCCAACGGAGTGTTCTCGGTTCCAGGACCAAAGGGTGCTGGCGATGTAGTTCCTGCTATGCTGTCTCCAGGCGAGGCTGTTATTCCTGCTAAGTCAGCAGCAAAGAACCGCCCACTTATTCAGCAAATGATTGCTGGCAATATTCCAGGGTATGCTAACGGTGGAATTATTGGTTACGAAGGTGGTGGCTACATCGGTGATTCCTATAACGAAGGTCGTCCACTACCAGTCAAGGTAATGGATGATTTGAGCAAGAAGAAAGATGCAGAGGCATTAAGGCTGTCACAGTTACAAGGCACAGCAGCAGACAAAGTTATCAAGGCAGCAGACGGAGTTGCTGAAGTTACTAAAGAAACTAAGATAACTGATAAAGAAATTCGCAAACAGATTAAGCAAGAACAAGAAAGAGCAAAACAAGAAGAAATAGAAAACAAGAGAATTGCAGACAATCAAAAGAGGGTTAATGCTGGTTACGACCAAATGTCAAAGGAAGAAAAGGCTAGATTTGATAAAGGTCTTGCTGGCAAGGGTCTTGCTGGAAAAATTTCTGGTGCGTTTACTAGAAATGAAACAACTGGTAAAGTACAGTCTGCCATGTATGCTCTTACAACTGTTGCTGGTCTAGCATCAACTATTCCAGGTAAGGTTGGCGAGGCTGCTCAAGCAGCAATGGGTCCAATCGGTGCTGCCACCACAGCCATGTCTCTAATCCCTGGTCCTGCTGGATTGGTGGTAGCAGGATTTGCTGCTATTGGTGTTGCAGCATTCCAAATTAATGAACACCTTAACAAACTAGCCAAGGAATCGTCTGATTTAGAAAAGAAGATGGGTACTAGCAATGAAGCAATGGCAAAGTTTGCAGAGTTTTCTAAAAAGGTAACTGGTACTGAGGCTATGGATAAACGCCGTGAAACAAGTGGTGGTCAGTTCTTTAATATTGTTCAGGGTAAGACAACCTTCGGTGAATCCTATATGAAAACAGACGCAGGTAAGGACTTAGTTAAATCTGTTGATACTGAAATTGCAAAGGGTGGGGGAATTGAAAATGCACAAAAATTAATTACAAATCAGTTGTCAGAAGCAATTGCTACTGGTGTAATGAATCCTGCACAGGCAAGAAGTATTGCAGCAAACCTAGGAACAGAGATGGGCGACATGAACTTTGGTCTAAATGTTTCTGCAAGCCTTACAGACATTATGGGTCCTAATGGTGAAAACCTTGCTAACGACCCCCTAGAAGTTAGAATGAAGATTATTGAGTCTTCTATGGACCAGGTTAGAGGTAATGCCGCTGCAATGGCTCAGACTGGAGCAGAAGCAAACAATGGTGTTCAAGCAGGTCGTACTGCTACTGGTGCTGTTGTTGGTGCAGGTGCTGGTCTTGCTGTTGGTGGTGCAGTGGCTCTTGGAGCCTCCGCTCTTGCTGGAAGCGGTCTTGCAATTGCAGGAACAGGAACAATTATTGCTGGTCTAGCAGCAGCAGGTTCTGCAGTTCCAATCATTGGAACTATTGCTGGAGCACTTACTGGAATGGTTATTGCAGGTGTTATGTATCAAGAACAGATTACAAAACAGGCTGCAGCACTTTCTGAGTCTATTCAAAATACCCTAGAGGTTGAGCAGCAAATGGTTGACTCATTACAGTTGTCCTATGAAAAGAGAATTGCTAGTGCTCGTGCGGCTGGAGATATAGCAGAGGCTACAAAACTTGAAAATCAATATCTAATTGACCAAGGAGAATTGTTAGAAGCAAACAAGAAGACTAACCAAGAACTATTAAAAACTCTTGAAGACCAGAGCACTGGTTGGGGAATTCTATTCAATACTCAGGTTGCCACAAGCGACGAACTTAACAAGTCTATTGAAGAAGCCTACAAGGGTACTGGAATGGAGACTCAAGCCAAACTGGCAAGAGAAGCAATTGACAATTCTGCTGGAACTCAGGGACAAGAAAACTTTATTAAGTCTGCTATTGCTACTAAGCAACTTGGAATTAGTCAGGCAAACACTGCTTCACAGGTGTTTGGTGGTTCAGCCGAGGGTATGACAAACCTTACTAATCTACTTACAAATAGCCCAGTAGAAGCGAACCGTGCACTAGGTCTTTCAGCGAACATTACAGACGCAAAACTTAAAGAGAAATATCTAACTGATGCTTCTACTATGGACCCTGCAAAACTAATGCAAACAAACAATGCTCTAGAACTTGCTAACAAAACCAGGGGTGTCTTTAAGGGTAAGGCAAGCGAAGCAATTGTAAACTTCTCAATTCAAAATGAAGACAAGATGATTAAGTTTAATGAAAATATTGAAAAACTAAAGAAGGAAAAGACAATTACTCTTCCTATTGCAACTAAATTCTTAGAAGGAAGTAAAGACGGTATTGCAGCACTAAAGTCTAAGTTTGCAACCTTTAACAAATACAATAAAGCAAATAAGGTAGTGTTTATGACAGAACTTCAGCAAATTCTTGCCATGAAGGGCGATAAAGATATGATGGCTGCCTTTAAGGTTTGGCAAAGTGAACAAGGAAATAAGAGCCTTACGTTTGCTGACTATGCGGCATACCAAGCAGACAGAACAGTTACATCATTTGGTGTAGACAATACTACTGGACCAGGTTCCGCTCAGGACACATCAACAAAGCAAGGTCCAGACCCATCAATCCTTGACCCATATGTAAAGATGCTTCGTGAAGCAAACAACTGGCAGCAAAAACTCACCGTTGGTTGGGATGCATCATACAAGGCAATTATGAAGTACGGAAGTGCAGCAGTCAAGCAAATGGGCGGTATTGCAGTATTGATGAAGGCTCAAGGTGCGGATGCAGAAATTATTAGAGACTTTATGAACGGTACTGAAGAAGAGCAGAATAGAATTGTTGATAAGAAGACTGGTAAATTAAGGGCTAATGCTGGAGCACTTCTAAAGAAGTTGAAGGAAATTAAGGATGCGAGTGAAATTGGTCTTACCTATGTTCTTGCAACTCCTGCAGAAAGACTAGCAAAAGACAATGAATTGTATCAGGCTGGTCTTGACGTAATTGCAACTAAAGAAAAGAAAGTTAACGACAAGTATAATGCTCGTGCCAAGGCTCTTGACGAAATTGGAAAACTTCAAGATAGAAATAACCAAAAACAAGCAGACACTCTTACACTTGCAGACGCTCTGTCAAAGGGTGATATTGCTGCTGCTGCAAAGGCTGCTTTCCAGGCTCAACAAAATTCTCAAAAGCAAGCCCTGGAAGATGCTAAAGCAAATCTAGAAACTGCTAGGAAGAACGAACTTGAAAGCATTGAGGTTAGTATTAATGGTGTTCTTACTGACCGTACAAAACTAGAAGCAATTCTTGAAGGTAATGCTGAAAAGATTGCAGGATACAAACTTAAAGAAGAACAGTACCAGTTTAACATTCAGCAAAATGCACTCAAGTCTGCAAAGCACATGGCTAGTGTTCTTAAGTCTGGACAGGCTTTGGCACTTATAAAGCCATACAACCCTACTACTGGTGGCACTGGTGGAACTGGTGGCAATGGTAAAGATGGCAAAGACGACAAAGATAATAATGGTTCTGGCGTTAAAGCCACAACCTCTAGTGCAGCAATTGCTGGAGTTAGTAAAGGCAAAGCATTTGGTGCTGGAATGGATGCACAAACAAAAGCCTACACAAGCAAGGGTATGTATGACCTAAATGCTAAGGGTGTTGCCGCACAAAAAACAACACTTGAAGCAGAGAAAACAAAACTGGCAGACGAAGGAGTTAGGAA